CAATATCAAATTTTCGGCATATCCGGCGAACACTGGGATAATTGCCGTCGTTTTGGGCTTTGTAATCATTGATATATTTATAGACCTGAGATTTGATATCCATGTGATTAGTTCCTAACAGATGTAGGTATTATACAGAACAATTGTTTATTTGTCAAGCACCAATTCCTGACAAATCTGTTAAATGCAAGAGCCGCCCTTTCGGACGGCTCTGCCTGGATATAGGATCGTTAGATCACACGGATGAACCCGAGTTTAGTCCAGGCTATTTGCTTTCTATTTCCCAAACTAACAGCACCCCCAGGCCAATGCCGATAACTAACAGGCCAGAGGAACTCCACATTTTAGGGTATAATATCAGTAGTAAACCCGCCAAGCCTCTGTCATTGGGGCATGCGCCACTGTGGCGGGTGGTCAAGGCAGGTGGCAGCGAGGGCGATGTGTCACTAAGGCGTAGTCTGAGGTTCTCCCATGGGGAGTCAATTCGCCGGGCGGTTGGCGACAGATACACCGCAACATCAGACAGTCGAGCGACCTGGCCCACCTGCCGAAATATAACCCACCGGAGCGGCTCACGGGGTGTGGCCCAGACTGGTTGTGCTGATCACACGTAATCAGGCCGTGAGCATCAGAGAGGTTGTCCAGCCACCGAGGAGCAGGGTTAAAATCCCCCCGCTCCGGTAAATCAGATAGGAGGGAACAGCATGGCAAGTCTACTGAAATCTAGGAAATTCTGGTTAGCGGTATTTGGTTTAATCCAGGTGATCGTGTTCCACTACATCCAGGTGCCGGACGAGGTCTGGCAGACGATCACCGTCCTGGTCATGTGGTTAATCGGGATGATTGCGGCTGAGGACATAGCTGCGAAGCTCGCAGGAAGGAAGGCATAGGGGGATAAACAATGCCAGAGGATGAAGTCAATAGCAGGATATCGACGCGGGAATTTTATATTGCCCTGCTCAAGCAGAACGAGCGCATGGATGACATGGAGCGGCGCATCTTGGGGCGCATAGATGAGATATCAAAAACGCCGGTGATGGTAGCGCATAATGCTGCGTCGATCGCGGAACTGCGCGATGACATTGATAACCTAAAATCCGTATCTACCTGGTGGAGTGGAGCCAATACCGCATTAGCAATCATAGGCGGGATTATCGGCTCCATTTTTGGAACGAAACAATAAGCACCTTAACATGCTAAATAAAATCATCGGCAAGATTGCCGAAGGGGTCGAGATGGAAACTCACGTAATAGTGACCAGCGACCACCACATAAACAGCACGGTCAGCCTGTGCGTGCCATCGATGAATCTGGACGATGGCGACTCGCACCGCGCATCCCGCCCCCAGCGGGCATTATGGGAGTCGTGGTGCGATATGTGGCAGGAAGTCGGTCGGTTGCCTGGGCGCAAGATTGCAGTCCTGAACGGCGACCTGGGCGAGCTGGATACTAAGCGGCGCACCACGCAGCTCGTCACGCATAACAAGGCGACCATCATGGCGCTGATATTGGAAACGCTAACGCCCATGCTGGAGGTGGTCGATAAAGTTATCGTCATCCGCGGCACCATGGCGCACGAGGGCAAAAGCCAGTGGATGGAAGAGGCGATAGCAAAAGACCTGGACAACACCATCCCGGACACTAACACCCAATCCTGGTATCACTGCCGGGCGGAGATTGCGGGACTGAAATTCGACCTGGCGCATCATACGGGCATGGGGCGGCTGCCGTGGACCGAGAAGAACGCGGCAAATAAACTAGCGGTCCAGGTTACTTATCACTACCTGAACGACTTGCGCCAGCCTGTACCAGACATCGCTATCCGCTCGCACAACCACCGCTACGCCGACAGCGGAGGCAACTTCGATACCTTTGCCGTATGTACCAGGGCATGGACGCTCAAAACCGAGTACATATATCGGATCGGCGGTGAGCTATCTATCTCCGACATTGGCGGGCATTTGTTCAGCATCCGAGATGGGGCGTATTCCTACGATCCCAACAGGTTCAAGTACGAACCGAAAGTAGGCAGGGTATGGGCATTGAAGATTTAGATCGGGATGAACTGCTAGCGGAGTTAGCTAAGCAGCTTATCGAAGAGGCGGAGGTACCGGAGGGCTACTATACCAACGCTGAGATTTACGAGCAGATCAAGAAGATAGACCCCGACACGACAATTACCCCTGATGGCTTGCGGATGAGGCTGAGGAAACTTGTCAGGATTGGAAGGCTACAGAAGATGGTAAGCAGGCATAAGAGTTATTACAGAAAGGCGGAAATGTGACTCAACTATTTGACCCACGCACGCGTAAATACTCCGACTTCGCCGCGCCATTCGATAGCTTCTGGGCGCGCTGGGAGCTCACCGCTAACCTGCTTATCGACCGGATAGAGGGGTACAGTTACCCCGTTGTTTATGGCATCGACCTATCCAGGTACAACGCGGATCCGATTGATTTCGACCAGGTCTATAACGCAGGCTACCGATTCGTCATCTTCAAGGCGAGCGAGGGCAGCAGCTACCGCGACCCGCAGTTCGAGGCGCGCTGGCCGCGGGCTTACGCTTCCGACCTGCGCCTGATGGCATATCACTTTTTCCGTGACGGGGCGAGCGGGATAGCCCAGGCTGATAATTACCTGAGCGCCATCGATCCGATGTACCAGGCCGTCAACCGCAACACCCGCATGTGGCTGGATGTGGAGGCTAATGACGGGATCACCGTCACCACGCGGCGGGTGAGAATTTCTGATTTTCTGACTATGGTGCATCCATTGGGTGGAATGTATTCCAGCCCCTACCTCTGGCAGGTACTCACCAATAATATGCCCTTGCCCGAGGGCGCGGCTGGATGGGTTGCGCATTGGACCAGCGCAAGCCAGCCTACAATCCCCGGCGGCTGGACGTGGGCCAATACGCGGCTGTGGCAGATCGGCATTGCGGGCTCTCATGCCTGGGTGCCAGCCGTGCCAGGGGTGCCGAACCGTTGCGACGTGAACGTATTCTTTGGCGACCTGGCGGCGCTTGATGAATGGCTGGGCGACCAGAACCCGCCACCTCCGCCAGATGACCTGGAGGAGCGAGTGCTGGAGCTTGAGAACAGGACGCTAATGCAGGGCGTGATGATTATGGGCCTGGATGAGCGGGTAAGGATGCTGGAGGGCAGGTAAAGACATGAAACGATATCCAATAAAAATTCATAAAACAATATGGTTTCCAATTCCCCTGTGGCTACGCCGATTGCAAATGATTTGGAATGGGAATCTTTACTATCGCTGTTGGACGTGTGGGTATCCCAATTATTCTTTTATTGGCTGTGGGGTTATTAATTGTGCGCGTGATAAATATCCTGGCAGGCTTACACAAATGGTCGCCAATTATTGTGCCAGATTTCGCATGAAAACATAGGGGGATACCTCAGGAGGGGCAGAGGGGCGCAGGTGGGAAAAACCAAGGCGCGGAGGGAAGAGGTACAGGGTGTTCTGCCCCTGAGATGGTGGTGAGATGACGACACGCAAGCAGCGGGTTTTTATCGAGGAGTATCTTCAATGCTTCAATGCAACGGAGGCGGCTAAACGCGCCGGCTATTCGGCGAGGACGGCTTATAGTCAAGGCGCTCGGCTGTTGAAGAAAGTTGAGGTTTCGCAAGAAATCAAACAACGCCTTGAAGAAAACGCGGTTTCTGTAAGCGAAGTATTGCGCCGCCTATCCGACATGGCGCGCGCTGACCTGGGCGACTTCATGGATGTTGAAAGCATGAGTTTTCATTTATCACTTGAGAAGGCGAAGGAATTAGGGCTTACGCACTTAATCAAGAAGCTCAAACAGAAAACTACCATTCGGCAAAAGCGGGATGGCGACGAAGAAGAGGAACACTGGATTGAGATCGAATTACATGATTCACAGAGTGCGCTTGAAAAGTTGGCGCGCATTTATGCTATGTTCAAGGATCATTTAGACGTGACCAGTACCGGGAAAATCGAAGTGGAATATGTCAACAATCCGATTGCGGCTTCCGGGCTATCATCCGGGGCAGGCGAAGATTGATAACGGATTAAAGCGGTTCAACGTTATGGCGTGTGGGCGGCGATTTGGTAAAGATGTTTACGAGATGAATAAAACAATCGAGCCAACGTTACAGGGCTATGATGTGGGATTTGCTGCCCCGACCTATAAGACTCTTATGGAGAATTGGCGGGCAATCAACAACCTGGTTGCGCCAATCATAAAGCGTCGTAACGCCCAGGAAATGCGCCTTGAGCTAACGACGGGCGGATCGATTGACTTCTGGTCACTCGACAATCCAGACCTGATACGCGGCAGGAAATATAAACGCTTTACCATCAACGAGGCCGGCTTCGTGCGCGACCTTATGGAGATATGGAATTTCATTATCCGCCCTACACTGATTGATTACGCGGGCGACGGCTTTTTTGGTGGGACACCCAAGGGCATGAACGGATTCTGGCAGATGTATCAACGGGGATTGGATCCTCAAATTGACGACTGGGCTTGCTGGCAGTTATCCAGCTATGAGAATCCATATATCCCCAAATCCGAAATCGATAAGATGGTGGAGGACTTGCCGGATCGAGTAGTACAACAGGAGATATTTGCACAATTCTTGCCCGACGCTGGCGGCGTATTCCGGCGCGTGATGGAGGCGACCAGCTCTCAAGAGCTTTCTGAGGCACAGCCCGGACACCAATATATCGCCGGGGTTGATGTGGCAACGTTGGTAGATTTTACTGCCGTTTCTGTTTTTGACGTTGGCGAGAGACGGCAAGTTTATCTGGATAGATTCAATCGCATAGATTATTCCGTTCTTGAGGATCGCCTGGAGGGTATTTATAAGCGGTTCAATCTATCGACAATGATCATCGAGGCTAACTCTATCGGGCAGCCAGTCATCGAGGCAATGGTCAGTCGGGATTTGTCGATAATTCCATTTACCACCACGAACGCAACCAAACAGGCGGCGATTCAGGATTTGCAGGCCGCTTTCGAGCATAGCGAAATCAAGATACTCAACGATCCCATACAGATCGGGGAACTCCAGGCTTATGAGGGAGAACGAACCCCGTCTGGAGCCTGGAGGTATGGAGCGCCCGAGGGCATGCACGACGATACGGTAATGGCAATGACAATCGCATGGAGCGGTATTGGAGGTCGTCTTGAAATATATTAGGACCCGCTTAGATGATATAATAGCATTTGCCGGCTTCTGCTTCCTGTCATACGGCGTTTTCCTGTGGCTGGGACTGCCGGCGACGTTGATATTCGTTGGGGGGATATGTGTTTACGTGGGGGTGAGATATGAGCCTGATCAAACAACTGGCAACGAGAGCACTTAAATTCACCCCGGCGACCGCGGAGGTAAACTGGGAGCGCATTGAGACTTTGGTACACGGTCCCGGCGCGGGCTATGATAAGCGCACCATCAACTCCGCTGTATTTGCGTGTCTCATGGCGGTCGCTACTGCCTACCCGGAGCCTCCGCTGGTGGTCATGCAAAAAGACCCGGATGGAAACGATGAGCATCTGGAGGAACACCCCCTCCAGGATCTGCTGACCTATCCAACGCCGGACGGCGAGCTGACGATGGAGGAGCTGTTGTTCTGGACTGCATGGGCGAAGCACGTCGATGGAAACGCCTACTGGTTGAAAGTGCGCTCTGGAAACGCGCTGACCGGCAACGTAGTGGAAATCTGGCCCATCTCGCCCTCTGTCATGGAGCCAGCAACGGAAAAGGGCGACAACGGCAGGCCCGCGGACTGGATCAGCTATTACAAGTACCATATCACGCCCAGCGAGACAGTCAGGGTGCCGGTGAAAAACGTCGTTCATTTCCGCCTGGGCCTGGACGACAAGGACATGCGCAAGGGGCTGGCGCCCCTGAAAGCCCTGGTGCGCGAGATGAGCTCGGATAATGAGGCCAACCAGTTCATCGATGCGCTGCTCAAAAACTATGCCGTGCCCGGATTGGTGGTTATACCTGCTGGCGGGGTAACTATCAGTGAGGGGGATGCGGATCGGCTTACGAACAAGTTGCGCCAAAAGTTCAGCAGCGAATCGCGGGGCAATATTGCGGTGATGTCACGGGAGACCCAGGTTCATCAATTCGGATTTTCACCTAAGGACCTGGATATGTCCACTCTGCACCGTGTCCCGGAGGAGCGGATAGCGGCGGTCATAGGCGTACCGGCTATCGTTGCCGGGCTGGGTGCGGGTCTGGAGCGCGCTACCTATGCAAACTTCAAAGAGGCGCGCGAGATGTTTACCGAGGGAAAGTTGATCCCCCAGTGGCGCGCAGATGACGCGAAGATCAACGCCTCACTGAAGCCGGATTTCACCGACGATCCCGATATCTACGTAAAGCGCGATCTGAACGAGGTGCGCGCCCTACAGGAGGATCAAAACTCAAAATACGAGAGATTGCAAAAGGCTGTAGCACAAAAGGCGTGGCTTACCCGCAACGAGGCGCGCACTGAGACGGGCTTTGATCCGGTCGAGGAGTGGGAAGAGGCGGACATTGCCCCGCCACAGATACCGCCGCAGCTCCAGCAGGGTCAAAACCAGAACCAGCCAGGGCAGAATGGCAATGGGCGCCTTCGAGAGGAAGAGGAAATGCTGAATGAGATGCGCACCTGGCATCGCTGGTCGCTGAAACAAATCGAGAAATACGGCAGGATCGAGCGAGATTTTGAAACGAGCCACCTGCCATTATCATTATCTGGGGCAATAGCCGGCGCGCTGGAGGAAGCCAGGAGCGCCGATGACGTTGAGCGAGTATTCGCTAATATCTGGAATGGATATCCATAAATTCAGGAGGGAAATGAAATGTTAGATACACTTGTACGACAAAACTGCAAGACATGTGGGGCACGGCTGAAATCCAACCGCTGCAACGCCTGTGACGCGATCCAGTACGACGATGCGCCGGGCGATGATCATATCAAGGTGCGCGGCTTCTTCCGATTGCACATCACCGAGAGTGATGACATTGTCGGCGATTCGGGCTGGCAGAAAAACTTGGTCGTCAACGAGGGCTTCCGGGATTACCTGTCCCGCCTTCTGGGCGCCATTGCCAGCTCGAAGCAGGTCAGTTATGCTGCCCTGGGCACAGGCGGCGCTCCAGCGGCCGGGGATACCACCCTGGCGAACGAGGTCACTCACAATGCTTCTTCACGCGATGCGGTGACCGCTGCTACCAGCTCCAACTCTAAGGGCGTGAGATTCACCGGGACGTTCGCCAGCGCAGACAGCCACAACACCGCAACCGTCAATATCAGCAATATCGGCCTGTTCCAGCAATCGAACACCAATACCGGCACGATCTTTGCGGGTGCGGCATACGCGTCGTCAAGCTGGGCGACCAACCAGAACGTTAATTATACTTACGATATCACATTTTCGTAGATTACCTTTATATTATGTTTCGTGGTATAATTTCCGCGGAGGTGATTATGCCAGCGAAACTGAAATATCCGGGTTTACAAAACAAGGAATGGCTATATCGTAAATATCATATTGATATGCTTTCGACTAAACAGATTGCCAAAGAAATTGGTGCGACGTTTGGTGCAGTATCAAGTTGGATGCAGCGACATGGAATTGAGCGGCGTTCGATAAAAGAATCTCTGTCTGTGCGCTATCAGAATGGGAGATGTGGAAAAAAAGCGGCAAATTGGCGTGGAGGGAAAAGGGTAGCAAATGGATATGTTTTTCTATATACACCCGGTCACCCCAATGCAACTCCTGATAAACCCTACATTCAGGAACATCGGCTTATTATGGAAAAGCATCTTGGGCGTTTCTTGGAGACTGATGAAGTAGTGCATCATCTGAATGGCGTCAAGACTGATAATCGCATTGAAAACTTACAGGTGATTAAACGAGGAAAACATGTCAGCAACCACTTTAAAGCCAGCCATGAGGTTTTAACCATCCGCGAATATATAAAGGAGCTTGAAGCTGAAAACGAATATCTCAGAGCTGAAATCCAACGGCTTCAAAGTCGAGGAATTGCTTAGCCAAAATGCGGGCATCCATCTCGACCTTGGCGGAGGCGCGCATCCGCAACGCGGCTTTATCAATATCGATATCCGCGAGCTGCCAGAGGTCGATATCGTCCACGACTTACAGGTAGTCCCATGGCCGTTACCCGACGCGTGCGCCAGTCGGGTAATGGCTTCGCATCTGGTGGAGCATATCAGCCCGGCTGGAGGTGTATTTATCCGTTTTATGAATGAAGTCTGGCGGGTGATCAAGCCTGGCGGGGAGTTTATGATCTCAATGCCCTACGGCCTATCTCCCGGCTTCGTTCAGGACCCGACACACTGTAACCCCTGCAATGAGGCGACCTGGGCGTATTTTGACCCGCTGCACCAAAGCCGGCTGTGGGAGATTTACAAACCGCGCCCGTGGTATTACCGCTATGTGTCGTTCGATCCGATGTGGAACATGGAGGTTTTGTTGATTCGGCATAGTGAGGATTCCCAATTATGGGAGAAAGAGAGGACAGAATGGGGACCGATGAGCTTCGAGTAGAAACCACAATAATCAAATCCGGCTCCGATCCCTACTCTGGGCGGCTGTGCGTGGGAACGCCCACCCTGGGGACGATTCGCATCGAATGGCACCAGGCACGCATCGGCCAGATAATCCCGGTCAACTGGTCGATGGTTACCATCATGGAGGGGATGGGCGGATACGTTCCACTTGGCTTTCTGGTTGCAGACGCTCAAAACCTGATCGTTAAGCATACCGTGGAGGGCAACTTCGATTGGCTGCTGCTCTATGAGGATGATGTCCTGCCCCCGGCGGATGCGTTCATCCGCCTGAACCAATATATGCTGGACGGGGATATACCTGTAGTCAGTGGGCTATATTATGCCAAGTCCAGGCCGCCCGAGCCGCTGGTATTCCGCGGGCGGGGGAATGGCGTATACCAGAAATTCAAGCTGGGCGAGAAGGTCTGGGCGGATGGCGTCCCGACCGGATTTCTATTAATCCATACCTCGATCCTCAAGGCAATGTGGCCGGACTGCGAGCCTTACCAGGTAAAGGGCATGCAGACTCGGCGGATGTTTATCTTCCCGCGGGATCTGTTCCACGATCCCGAAACTGGGCATTGGCGCTCGCTGATGGGCACAAGCGATCTGGATTGGTGTACACGAGTGATGGAAGGAGGCTATCTCAAGAAGGCCGGCTGGGACAGCTTCCAGCGCCGTAAATATCCGTTCCTGGTAGATACTAATCTGTTCTGTCACCACATCAGCACGACGGGAGAGTTGTTTCCATGACTACTGTATTGATTAATGATAACGAAATAAATGATGAGTTTCTAAAATTAGAAATCGAAAGGATTGATAATATCCCTAAATCAACACTAATTAAAATACGTGTTAGGGGGGAAAAAGAATGGTTGTTTTATCAATTTCGTCTATATGAGGGACAGGGCCTTGTATTTAGGGATAATGGAAAAGACGAGTTTGTTGATAAGGGGATCGCAGAACGTACGCTTTCCAGGGAAGCCAAGAAAAAAGAAGTCATAGCAATGTGGGATGAAATAGAATAGGAGATATTATGCACCCAAAAGTTAGAGAGCTAATCGATGCGATCCTGGCATTGCCGAACGTCGATGATGTTTTGACGCTATCCGCTGAGGGCGGCGTTCCATTGATTGATGGTCGCTGGCTGGTGCCGCTAAATGTGTATTTGCGCTGGGGCAGAGAAGAATCTTTAGGGATTCATGTGGTAGAAAATATACGGACTGAGGATGTTTTTGGGGGATGAATGAACCTCGCCATTGGCCTGATCCACAACAAGAACCCGGCCACCAACCGCAACCAGATTACCGCTCTTACGGCATTGGTAGAGCGCCATGTGCTGAATCTGGCCGGTCAGGAGTTCGACCCTACAACGCAAGACGACGTCGGGATTTCCCGCGTCTACTACACGATTGCGGGTCTGAGTGTGCCTCACGAGGCGATTTTCTTCCAGGCTATCCCGACCGGAATCAATCCGCCCAACAATCTGTATAACTTAGACAGCTATAAGGTTTTCTACTCACCTAATGATAACGCGGATAAAGTAGGACAACATCCGCGCTTTTGGAACTGGACGCTCAAGCGCGGCTTCGACTACGGGGCAGATATCTCCTGTGTGATCACCGACCATCTCATGTTCACCGTCGCCGGATTGCAGCTCCAGATTGGGCGTCTTGCGGATCGCCGCGTGCTGGTCGTGCCGCTGTGGGGGCTGGCTGCAGCCGCCCGACTATTTCGCGAGGTGGGACAACTGCGCGAGGATTTAGGCTTTTCGGGCGCACTGGATGACCTGCGGGCGCGGATTGTCGCCAGGGGGTTAGAGCATGGCTAGGCTTGCCATTGTCGGCGCTGAGCTTAATACCACATCGTCGGGCGTTGAATGGACGGCGCGCGTCGCGTCTGGATGGCCGTCGATTTCCAGCACCATCAAACGCAGCGGCGGGTACAGCGTGCAGATCAATTCGCTGGTTTCCGCTACTCCAAAATGGGTAGCCAGCCAATACGCAGGAGGCGGGACAGGCCCGTGGTTTGCGCGGGTGTATATCCGCCCGGATACGCTGCCCAGCGCGGAGAATACGATCGTCGTTCTGAATGATGGCCCGAACGTTACAACCCCTATCATCTGGGTGACGCTGGATAACACCGGCGTGCTGCGCCTGTATGACGAGGACGGCGCGATTGGCTCGGCGTCCTCCGCTTTGACCTTGGAGTCATTTGAGAACCGCATCGAGTTCCAGACGAACGCCTCGGGCGGCGCGGGGGCGTGCGTCGTGCGCTGCCTCCTGAATGGGACGGAGTTCGCCGGTTCAAGCACGCGGTCGCTCTCTGCCGGGACTAACGCAATCGTCATCGGCGGCAACCTGCAATCCGAGGCGCAGACGCAGGGCGAGTGGTATTTCGATGACCTGGCGATCAACAATAATTCGGGGTCGTTTCAAAATAGTTACCCCGGCGCGGGTAATGTAGTCGCGCTACGCCCCAACACGACGGGCGACAATGCAGCCTTTGCCCGCGGCGGGACGGACAGCGGGGCGAACTGGTCTCAGACAGACGAGATTAATCCCAACGACGCCACCGACTATGTGTCATCAGGGACGGTGGAACATATTGACGACTACAACTGCGAAGCCTCGCCCGCGGATGTAGATACGGTCAACGTCGTCGCCGTGGGCGTGCGCCACACGCTATCCGCGGCTACCGGCTCCGACCCCTTATTTGTCACCCGCATCAAAGCCTCTGCTGGCGGGACGGTCGAGGAATCGGCCACCCATTTTGTAAATAATACTACCTGGTACTCTAACTCCGAACCGACATTTGCGGCGAACTCCCGCCTGGTCTTGTACGACCTGCCTGGGGCGAGCACCACAGCCTGGACGAAGTCTGACCTGGACGCAATGCAGATCGGGGTGCGTATCTCTACCGGCGATGCCGATGCGGCCTGGGTTTCGACGCTCTGGGCGCTGGTGGACTACGTGCCAAGCGGCGTTTCAGATCTCACCGTATCCAAAACCGAAGCCGTAACGCTGGGAGATACGCCTACTGTTGCCCCGCTGGTTATCCCCAATCTGAGCCTATCTGACACGGTATCTATCCTGGACACCGTAGTAATGGAGCTCAATATTGAGATCGCTGTCTCTGACATGGTTGCAGTTGCCGACGTTGCCAGCATTGGCCCGCTTATTCTGCCAGACCTCAATATCACAGATAGCGTAGCCGTCGCCGACGCTGCCCAGATAGAACCTCTCGTTATTGATGTTTCGGTTGCTGATGCAATATCAGTAGTAGATTCCGCAACTGTAAGTATCCCTGTTGAGGGTGATCTAAACGTATCTGTCTCTGACGCGGTTGCTGTCTCTGACGCGGCCCAGGTCGACCCCCTTGCTCTAAGCCTGTCAGTATCCGAGGCTGTAGCAGTTGGAGAGACAATCGCAGCTATTGTTTCCGATCCGGCAATATCCGTAAGCGATGCTGTCTCAGTCACAGATACGGCTACCGTAAGCATCCCGGTCGAGGGCGAGCTGAGTATATCCGTATCCGATGCGGTTTCCGTTTCCGATGTAGCCCAGGTTGTATCTTCGACCGACCTGTCAATCGAAGTCAGCTATGATAACTTTGCCTACTGGAAAAGCGGGGTAAAAATCTCGTGAGCTATCGTATCTATTACGCGGATGGAAGCACATACGATGGCGACCCCTGGCAGGCGCCGTTTTATCGGGCGCTTCTTATTCTGGAGCGCGATCCGGATCATGGGCGGCGCATCGTCTCCGGCGCAGACTACTACTGCTGGATGCCAGAGGAAAACCGCTGGCGGGGCTACGACCTGCCAGGCATGATGCAATATATGTATATTCCAGGTCCTAAGCGCTACCTGGTCGGCGAGATGGTCAATAACGACCTGTGGAACGCCACTTATCGACGAGCCGAGAATGACCCCGATTTCCCTTCCCGCACGGCATACGGCGTTTACGAGGAAAAGGGCGCAAGATGACCAATCCCAGTTATACCCAGGTTGGATTTCGCGGGCGCAACGATAACGGCAGTGAATCCAGCGCTACCTGGAAAGCCAACGAAAACGTCAACTGGTCGCAGAACGTGGCGGAGAATTTCCGCGTCCGCTTCAGGATCGATGAGACGGTTCCTAGACTCTGGACCAATAAGACCTTTAACTTGTACTATTCTGTGGGTGCAGGATATAACCCGGTCAGCGGGACGACCCCGGTACAGTTTGCGCTGTCAAGTAATTTCAACAACAACGATGACTGCACCCAGCAGCTAACCGGCGGGACAGGAACATTCCTGGTTAACAACAATGGGATGAAGGAGGCGACCGGCGGATCTGTCAATACCGGCGCAGGTGGGGAGATTTGGGATACTGAATGGTGTTTAACCATAGACCCCGCACAGGTGGCTGACGGAAATACGATTACCCTGCGCATCTATGACGGCGCCTCTGCCATTACTACCTATTCTAATACGCCCTCGATCACGGTTGTCGAGCGCAGTTTCAGCGTTTCCGACGCGGTGACGGTAGGGGATAGCGCGACCGTCCAGGTCGAAGCCCCAGTAATCACAGACCGGGAAATAAATACATCTGATGCCGTGGCATTAGCGGAAAGCTCGAAGGTGGAGCTGGAGAGCCTTGTCAGCGCCAGCGAAGCCGTAGCCGTTACGGATACGGTACGCTATTACCAGGAACACATCAACGTCTCTGAATTTGTCTTAGTAGAGGTCGAGGCGCTGATAGGAGATCTGGATATCAGCGTATCCGATTCCGTCGCCGTTGCGGATAGTGCGCAGATCGAGCCATTGACTCTGGATATATCGGCGTTAGAAGCGGTTGCTCTTGCCGAAGCGCAGCAGCTCGATATCTCCATCGAAATCAGCCGGAGCGAAGCGGTTGCAGTTGCAGAAGCGGTCACGACCGTTGTTTCTGGGCCAGAGATACTGATCAGTGACGCCGTTTCAATCACGGACACGGCCTCTGTCACTATCCCAGTCGCCGGGCAAATAGAGATCAACATCTCGGATAACGTGACGATATCCGACGCCACAACTATTGCCCCGTTGGAGATCAACGCAAGCGCCTCCGAAGCCGTCTCAGTCGGTGAAGCACAGACATTAGACATCCCCATTAATATATTCGCCTCAGATGCGGTTTCGGTTACGGATACTGCAAGCATTGCGCTCCCCGACGCCCTGGCAATCAGCCAGACCGAGAGCATTGCCGTTGCCGAGGCGGTAACAATAAGCTCCGCCCTGGAAACGCCGTCCATTTTTGTTACCGATAACGTCTCAGTCACTGATAACGCCATAATGGCATTTGCCGGTACGCTGGTGATCGAGGCGTCAGAGGCCATTTCAGTTACCGATGTGCTCCAGGCGTTTGTCCCGGCAGGCGTGGGGCATAGGGTATTTGTACGTTTCGAGGACAGGCGCGCATACGTGGATTTTGAAAATCGGCGCCATTACGTGCGCTTCGAAGACCGGCGAGTTTATCAGGAGAAACATGATGAGTAATGTTATTGTCCCCCCAAAAGACCCAAACGAGATCAAGCCCTATCACGTTGTATGGTGCGATAAGGACGGCACCAACGATGGCAGCGCGAACGATGACGGCGAGCTGCAAAGTGCGACGATCAGCACCTCGACCTGGACGGTTCCCACCGGTCTTACCGAGCAAAGCAGCAATAAAAACGCGGTGACCATCAAGGGCGTGAGCTATCTGATTAATACCGTAGCGACAATCTGGGTATCCGGCGGCACGGCAGGGAATGATTACGACGTGCTCAACCGGGTGGTGCTCAGCGATGGGCGTACACTGGATAAGACCATTACTATCCCAGTTCGGGATAAGTAATATTCAACGGCTGAATTATGGCAGACATACCGAATCGAGGCGAATTAGAACGCAGGATGGCGAGGCTGCTGGCCCGTTTCCTGTCCGCGCACGGGGGGCACTTGTTGGAGAAAATGGGCGACCCACCGCGCCTGGAAAACCTGCCGCTGGACTTCTGGTCCAGAGAGGGGAGGGCGCTGGCTAAAATCCTGTCCCCTTTCTTAGAGGACATATTCTTGGAGCAGGCCAGGCGATTGATGATGAGCCAGCCGGTCGGGGCGGATTGGGCGCTGGTGAATGAGGGCGCAATCAGATGGTCGTCGACCTATACGTTCGAGCTGATAAAGGGGATGAATGAGACCACGCAGAGGGTAGTCAGCCGCGCCCTGAGCAACTATTACCAGCAGGGACAGACCATCGGAGAGCTTCAACGGGCGCTGGCTGGCACATTCGGACCGGTGCGCGCCGAGATGATTGCAGTAACCGAGGTCACCCGCGCCAGCGTCCAGGGAGAGATGGCAATAGCGGGTGAGCTAAGAAAGCAAGGCATTGAAATGACACCGTTTTGGCAGACCAACGCCGACGAGCTTGTTTGCCCGATATGCCAGCCCAGGAATGAAAAACGCCAGGGGGATGGCTGGATTGATCCGCCGCCCGCGCACCCACGCTGCCGGTGTTGGATCAATCACGAACTGCCGAAATTAATCGCAGTGAGGGCATGATGGCCGAGAATCCCCGCGGAATAGGCAAATTGCTGAGAAAACTGGATAGCCTGGAGGGCATGGCTATTGCCGTCCGTGCCCTACGCGCTGGCGCGTTGCACGTCAAAGGCAAAATTGCCAGATACCCGCCATCGAGCATTGCTAATAGCCCAGGGCAGCGCAGGTGGTACGAGCGTGGCTACGGCCCGCGCTGGCGGCGCAGAGATAACAGCATCGGAGGGAGTAAGACATCTGAGACGCTGGGGCGCAGATGGACAATAGGCGAGCGGTCAAGCGGCTTTCAGCAGGTGATCGGGAATAATGTCAGCTATGGGCCGTATGTGCAGTCAGAGGAGAAGCAGGCCAGGTTTCACAGGGCGCGCGGCTGGCTGACGGATGAGAAGGTTATCGACCAGGAGGAAAAAACAATCCTGAAATTTATCAAGGACGAGATCGATAAGGCACTAGCACAGTAAAAGGAAATGCAGTAATATTGGCTCCTTAGATTTTGTGATATAATATTCATCGACTGAATATTACACCTGGTTGCAAGATGACTCCAGAGGCCTCGAAGGGGCGGTAACAGAGGCAATCGGGTAAGGCGTATAGAGGCTAGACTAATAGCAGCGCATCGGCGGGAGCGATCCCGCGATGGGGGGTTATTGTTTATGGGTCATGCGAGGGTGCTGGCATTAGTGGGGGACATGGACGGATGTGCACTATGGCGCATCCTATTACCGTTCTCCGAATTGCTACGGCAGGGATACCAGGGGATCGAATGGGATCTCAAGGACAACGATTTCCTGGCTAATATCGTCCATAAGTTTGATGCGGTTGTCCTGCCGCGAATGCACTGGGAGCGCAAGGAACAGCGCAAGGCTGATAAATGGTTCGAGGCGCTACACAAAGCCGGCATTTGTGTGATTTATGAGATCGACGACGACCTGTTCTCGGAGGATTTCGAGCGGCGCCTGATTGCAGACAAGGGCTATACGGCAGAGAGGGCGCGCTTCAAGCGGGGGAGCATATTGCATACCATCCAGAAATGCGACGGGATTACCGTATCCAGCCAGAGGCTCGCAACGATGACCCGCCGCTATGTGGACAAGCCGACTTATGTAGTGCCTAATTACATTGACCTGCGCTGGTTCAAGGAAATCCAGGACATGAACGAACGCAAGGTCGAGGGGCTGACCGTCGGCTGGGCTGGGGGATTGCGACCGGATAAAGATATCGAGACAATGGCTCGTGCATGGGGGAGACTGGCCGAAAAGTATCCCGATGTGACCTTCGTCATCCAGGGACATCACACAAAGCTGTTTTACGAGCTGGTCCCCGAAGAGCGGATCGCCATGATCGACTGGATGCCGATTGACGCATATCCGGCAGGGATGGTGAACATTGATATTGGCTGCTGCCCATTGACAGATACTACGTTCAATAGGGCAAAGACCTACATTAAGGCGATGGAGTATGCCGCCTCAGGCGCGCCGGTAGTTGCTAGCCCAACGGTATATAACCTGCTGATCGAGCACGGGGTAGATGGCTATATTGCAGAGACGGAAGATGATTGGTTCGATTATCTGTCCAGGCTGATCGAGGATGAGCAGCAACGCAGTGAGATGGCAGATAGATTACTGGCAAAGGTGCGCGAGTTCCACAGCCTGGAAGCCAATGCCTGGCGCTGGGTATATGCCTGGACGGAGATCGTCAGCCAATATCGAGCTAAAAAGCGTAAACGGATATATCTGCCTAAAGGGGTAGAAGTCCATGCCAACGCCTAACGAGGGGGAGAGTAAGGGGGAATTTATACAGCGTTGCATACCGATTGTTATCGAGGATAAGACCGCAGATGACCCCGACCAGGCGGTCGCGGTGTGCAGCAGTATATGGGAGCGTGCTATGGCTAAGAAAAATGACATTATCGAGGATGAAACCCTGGTCGCCTACGGCGGAGCCGTAAAAGCATTGGGGGGTGGCAGGGTGGGGGGCTATCTGGTGATATTCACCACGGACGAAGACCCGGACCTGGAGGGCGAATTTTTCACCAAAGATACCTATTTTGGCGATCCGGATCCCGTACCGTTGTATGGAACTGTTTACTATAACCACGGGCTTGATAAAAAAATTGGTAAACGTAGATTGGGGGTAGCAGAACATCGTGTTGATGATTTTGGCGTTTGGGCGGAGGCGCAGCTTAACCAGAGGGATAAATATGAGAAATTTATTTATCAACTCGCAGAACAGGGAAAGCTGGGCTGGTCGTCTGGTACCGCCAGTCATCTGATGGAGCGCGAAATGACGGGCAAGGCGGTATGGATTAAGTCCTGGCCGCTGGGCCTGGATGATACCCTGACGCCTGTACCGGCAGAGCCGCGCAATTCCGTGATGCCTCTCAAATCATGGGCGCCTATCATGCCCGCGCCCTCGCTGGCAGACCGGATGAAATGGCTTAATGTTGAGATAAAGGGTTTATACGATGATTTACGCGGCCTGGTTGGCAATATCGACCGACCGCTGTCAGAAATCAAGCGGGGGGAATTGACGGAGCTCCTTGAGTCGTGCTCGGAGCTGGACGCAGTGCGTACCGACCTCCAGAAAGTTCTCGATACCGCGCCGATCCCGATCACGCTGGTTGAGATAAAAAAGACCAGCTACCAGTTGGCAGAGCTGCGTAAGCGGTTCGCCGACATACTCAAGGAGAATTGAAATGGCTGAGAAAAATTATTCGGACATGGCCGTAAGCGAATTACGGTCGGAGATCAAGGTTGCCTTTGGACAGGCTGACCTGATCGAGAAAAAGTACCCTAAGGGGGAAATCACCAACCAGGAAGACATGACCCAGGTGAAGAAACTGCTTACCGATATCGACGCGATGGAAAGCCACCTGGCGGTTAAGGAAGATGCGGAATCCCGCAAAGCGCGTATCCTGCAGGGCATCGAGCGGTACAACAAGCCTGCCGCGGGCGCGCTTCGCCCTGGCGCAACGGCTGAGAATTACGAGAATGCTATGCGCGTTACTCCAGGCGACCAGTTCATTAAGAGCCGCGAATACATGGAGCTCAAGCAGTCGGGTGTGTTTAACTCTCACCTGGCGCGCGTCCAGTTCGCGGTGACCCTCATGGAGGGCACATCGCTTATCGAATGGGGGCAGCGGGCGAAATCTCAGAAGACTCTGCTCTATGGCTCCAGTGAGACCTCTGGCGGCGGGTTCGTGGTTAATGACCGCCTGCCTGGCTACGTGGAAATCCTGCAGCGTGAGATCGTCCTTATGGACCTGGTTCCCCGCATCCCAACCGAGAGCGACACCGTTGAGTACGTCGTGGAGAGCACCTTCACTAATGCGGCAGCCATGACCGCTGAGGCTTCCGCGACGACCGGTACCTCTGGTACGAAGCCCGAGAGCGCGCTGGCTTACGCGGTCAGCACCTCTGGCGTCAAGACCCTGGCGCATTGGATCCCGGTTACAAACCGGATGCTCTCCGACGGGCCGGCTATCCGCGGCATCATCAATGGGCGCCTGCTTCTGGGCCTTGACCTGGAATTGGAAGACCAGGTTCTGGGCGGCGATGGGACCGGGGCAAACTTTAGCGGTATCCTGAGCACCGCGGGGATCAACATCCAGGGGCTGGGCAGTGATAATGTTTTGGATGCTATGTTCAAGGCCCGCACCCTGGTGCGCGTCAATGGCAAGGGACGTCCGCAGGCTTACTTGCTGCACCCGAATGACTGGCAGGCTGTGCGCCTGGCGCGTGAGAACGCGGCCTCCGCAACGCTTGGCGGCTATCTGATGGGTGCACCATCCGTGGCAGGCCCGGTCACTGCCTGGGGGATCCCGGTTATCGAATCGGAGGCCATAACTGAGAACACCGGCCTGGTGGGCGACTTCGCTATGGGATGCACGCTGTTCGACCGCGAGCAATCCGCAGTGAGGGTTGGCACCATCGATGACCAGTTCGTGCGTAATATGCAAACCATCCTGGCAGAACTGCGGGCTGCGTTTGTCGTGTTCCGCCCCAACATGTTCACCAAGATCACCGGCATATAGTTCTAACTGCCGAAGGGGAGGGGCGGAGGGGATCGCCCCTCCCCAGAAAGGGAGTAATGGAAACGGTCGCTATCCTTGTCGTGAACTATAACATGCCAGAGAGGACGGACGCACTGGCTGAGCACATTAACAACCGAATAGAATGGCCTCACATGCTTTTCGTGATCGACAACGGCAGCGATATCGCCCCACGGTCAAAACATACTAACGTGTTCCTGGAGAAAAACCGGCAGACTACGGGCGGCTGGCTGGCAGGGCTGGAAGCGGCGGATAGTTACCATGAGGATTGGCTTGCTTACTGGTTTCTCATCACCTCTGCCGAATTCCCCGAATATGTTTTTGGTGACCCGCTTGCGCCGATGGCACAATTTCTTCTGGATGCGCCCAACGCGGTCGGCATACATCCCGCGCTTACACCCGACAGTACCACATCCTGGACACACCTGATAGCCCGCGGGGGAGATTATCCGCGCAGGACGTGGATGATAGACAATATCGCCAGCCTGTACCGCGCGGACTGGTTTAACAGCATCGGGCGATTCGACCCTGACCTGATTTACGGCTGGGGGATCGACCTGGAAACATGCTGGAAGGCGCGCCAACAAGGGCGGTCGCTGTGGGTGCATGAGGGTAGCTGGGTCAAGAAGATCACCGATATCGGCTATCAAATGGGGCGGATGAACATGAGCGCGGAGACGCGCCGCCAGGTAGCAGGCAATAACATGGCGGAGGTCTTATCCGCTCGTTATGGGCCGGATTGGTGGGACAGAATGCTAAATGAAAATGTGGAGGCTGGCTGGAAATGAATGGTTTTTTCCGCTGGGATGATCCCAAGGTAAGCGAGGTGGCGGGCTACGCGTTGCCGCACGATTGGTGGTCACGTCCCTACGAATACGCCTGGGCGCTGGGCTTCGCAAAGCCGGGGCAGGTAGTCGCCGACATGGGCTGTGGATGGATGTACAGACCGTTCAAGGACGCGCTGGCGGGGATTTGCGAACATGTTTACGCGGTCGATCAAAACTCTCGACTGCTGGCGCAATCCAGGCCCGACAACATGACCTTCGTTATCGCCAACTTCAGCCAGAAGATCGAGGCGCTGGAAGCTGGCAGCCTGGACGCGATCTTCTGCATCTCCGTCCTGGAAGACCTGGGCGACTTCGCCGGCCACGCGCTAAAAGAGTTCGGGCGCCTGCTCAAAGATGATGGGCTGGTCGTGATTACCTTCGATGCGCCGTATGACGATAACAACCCCACGCCGGTCTATCCGGGCCTGCCGCTGCATAAATTCAACAATGCAGTAAGGGCGGCGGGTTTGCGCCATAAGGGGATGTCTGACTACCGCAAGGACAATGCCGTAAATCACGGCGAGTGGAATTTATCTTGCTTCCACTGTGTACTGGAGAAGCGATGACGCCGCGACCGCTGGAGTGGATCAAAAACAATCTACACCCCCAAGGCGGAGTGCGCGCCTGGGCTGGCGGCCCGGCTTATCCCGAGGTAACTGGCTATCTCATCCCCACGCTGTTACGTTATGACGAAATCGGAATGGCGATCGGTTTTGCCGATTGGCTGGGGAAGGTGCAGAATAAAGACGGCTCTTTTAATGGGCTGGATGGCAAGCCACGTTCTTTTGATACCGCCGCGTGCCTGGAGGGATTGAGCATGACCTATCTCACTCAGCCAGCGGGCAGGGCGCGCGAATGGCTTTCCAGGATGCACGAGGGTGGGGTTTTCTGGACCACGCCGGAGCGGGATGAGCACAACGATTACACCATCCGGGTAAATGGAATTATGGGGATACCCCGCCAACTGCCCGAGAAGATAGCAGATAACCGCGTCCATTACATCGCTTACGCCCTGGAGGGCGCACTGGAGCTTGGAGAACGGGAATATGTCCAGGAAAAACTGGAATGGATGCGCAGTTACATGAACAACGGTTACACGCGCTACGAGATCAGGGACGGCTACGGCTGGGGGTTTGACCCCTGCGCTACTGCCCAGCTCGGAATACTGTACATCCGCTGTGGGATGGGTGACCAGGGGACGCTCGCCGCGCTGGAGCGAGCTACTGCCAACGGATATCCGAACGCGTGGACGGCTAAATATCATCTGGATTTATTGGGGATGGTTGAACGTGCAGTCTTATGACAGGATTGTCAGGGAGATTACCGGCAGAATAGCCATGACACAGCCAGAATGTGAAATCAT